TGCCAGCCAGGCCACCAAGTGATCCTTGAGCGCCTTTAGGTCGCATTTTAATTGCTGATGCGCCTTCGTCACAGTCTCGGACGGTGCGCCATTTGTGTAGGTTCTTATCGTATTCTTTGCAGGTGCTATCAACTGGCATATTATCAACTCACGAAGCGGATTTTTAAATCAGCCACAGGCTTGATTATGGGCATTTCAAACGCTATCGGATAAGTCCCTGCATCTGGCAAGTGGTCAAGGTTCGACTTCTTGTCAGGCGCTCCGTTTGCGTCATACGCCAATTGTTCGAGACAACGGGCAAACTCTGGGCACTTCTGGTCATTGACGAAGACCTTGCCCTTTGTAAATGCAACATTGGAAGCCAAGACCCGTTCCTTCACCAAAGGGTTGGACTTGTTGGCATACACCGAGAATCCAGCACCTTCAAGCAATGATATATCGCTCTTTGAAGCATCGACCGTCTTCCTGCTTTTGCCACTAGCATCTGGGTAAACTCGGATTGAGTGGCCCTGATACCTTTCCAATATAATGTCGATCATGTTCGGCGTATCATATACCCCTTTCAACTCATCGACAGCGTGCCATTCTGCCCCTCGCTGGACGTATACAACGGCACTCATATTGGTGACGTTAAAGTCCATTCCGATCATTAACAGCTCGCCCTCAATCATAATTTCAGACGACCTGCAAGCGATTCTATCATAACCGTGATAAACAGTACCACTTTGTAGGTTGACAAATTCGCCTTCAAGATATGCTGCCAGTAATGCTTCGGGGTATATGTCTCGCAGCGATTGTATATAGCCTTCTGGTAAATGCGGGTTTGATTCCGTTGGTGCCTGGATTATTTTATATCCTTCGGCTGGCTTCTTCTTCCATGTGTTGTATACAAACTTGAAGCCTTCAGGCGTTGTTGTTACACCAATGGTATTGCGTGAGCCGTCGCGTTTCTTTTGCCGATTCCTTGCCAATATCTGCCGCCATGCGTGAGACGCTTCTTCGGTCTTCATGGTGTCAAGCTCGTCAATGTCAGCGTCGCCATGCTCATACCCCACAATCCGATGAGGCGAATCCATTGACCGAAAGATGATTTTGCCCATCCCAGCTATGTCAATGTAGTTGATCGGGCTCTTATATAACTTGTACGGAATGTTGAGAGCTTCCAGTGCTTCTTCAAACCTTGGGAAGGCGATCATGCGAATCAAATCGTAGGTCGGGGCATAAAAGCCCCTGTTCACTTCTGGGTGCCTGAGCTTGCCAATGATTGCCCTGTTTACTGCCGCCTCAGTCTTACCAGCGCCGAACCCAGCTACCAGCGCAGGGAACGGTTCAGTGGTCAGCATGTAATCAAACTGAGGTTTGGTTGGGCTAATCCTCTGCATCATCGTATGGGCTAACGATCTCAATATGTATGGGTCGGTGGTCTTGCACAATCTCGCTGTGCTCTTTCTGACCGAGCAACTGCTTGCCCAACCAAATTGCCATCGTTGGATTGCCGCCGTCCATGATCCTGAACTGCTGCCGCCTTACAGATAGCTTGCCCATTGACCGACCGTTATCAACTATCTCAGCAAACGATTCGTCCTCAGCCATTCGGCGCTCGATTGTTTTCTTATTACACCCGAAGTATGCAGCTATCTCCTCGACAGTACAGTTGAGGTGGCACAATTTCTTCAGTTCTTCTGGGTCGATATTCAATCGCGGCCTTCCTACAGGGTTTGCCATATCAATACGGCTTGGGTTTAGGTTTGGGTTTTGGCTTGCCTTTTAACTTGGGTTTCTTAGGCCACATTACCATTTCTCCTTGTTTGCCCAGTAAGCCGCAGACATTTTGCCCTTGGCGATATTCTTTGCGTGTCTGGCTTTGAAACTGGCCCGTCTTGCTTTGTCGGCATCGCTCTCACCTTTTCTTGGCGGTGAGCCGCTGACACCTTGCTGGCCGAAACGAATGGTCTTTACTTCGTCTCCTTCCTTCGCCAATACGACGTGAGACTTGGTTGGATGCTTCGGGGTCTTCTTAGGCTTGTTGTATCCCTGGACTCCCAGCTTGTCTATTCTTGGGTCTTTTGTGGCCATGATTTTCCTTTTATAGATGCGACAAAATTATTGGATTTGTTACTTTGGCAAAAGCCATTGGTCAATTACTGCACGCGCAACTTGCTCTGTCATTTTTGGAGGAACACTCATTCCTACCATATATTTTCCGATATTGTCGGTTTTTGATTGATAGTCATCTGGATAACTGCCCAGACGTTTCCACTCTCCATAAGTTAGCTTTCGGCATTCATCCCAATGTCTGACAACATCCGTTGCTGTAAGTGTTGATGCTGGTTTTTGTTTATTTAATTTCACCATATTAAAGCCTGATGGCTTGCCTCTTAGCCTTAGCCATTCATCGGAATAATTACTACCAGGCTTTGTTCCAGGCCAAAATATCGTATCTGTTTTTGTTGGCTTCGTTTCTTTTATTTCATTAGCAGTTAAAACTTGCAAGTCTTGTGTTGCTTCGCCAGCACTTATCCACCGATTTTGTGGAGCTAATTTCAACGGCTGAGCCTTAATATCATCACGGATAGCTACGAAAAAGACCCGCTCTCGTTTTTGTGGAACCCCACAATCTGCGCTGTTTAACAGAAACAATTGCGGACGATAACCCAATTCTTTAAATCGAGCCATAATCATTTTTGTGTAGCCTTTAGCATTGCCAAGCAACATCCCTTTGACGTTTTCAGCAATTGCTACTTTTGGCTTCAGCTTACCAACCAAGTCAAGATAGTCGAAAAACAGATCAGACAGCACTTGCTTTGATTGCCCCTCCCGAAAATGTTTTTCTTTGCCCCATCCTTTTTCTCTACTTCCTGCCATGCTAAATGTCGAACAGGGAGGTGAGCCATCAAGAATGTCTAGGCTGTAAAGCTCTGCTGGCAATTCTTTTTCTAGCAGCTCGCCAATCGGGCAAAGAAAATAGTGTTTAGGGTTAATGTTGAGTTTGTAATGCCATGCCATTTGAGGGTCAATGTCATTGGCTGCAATTACTTCACACCCTGCTCGCTTGTAACCCATGCTAGATCCACCACCACAAGCAAACGTACTCATGACTTTTAACCCGTTTTTTGGCACGGAAGCAAGGTCTGCCAAATTCCATGCGCAATCTGGTTTATTTGTCATCATCAAACTCAAATCCACATTTTGGGCATTGATGGCCCATTTTGTAATCATCAGGGTTAATTTCTTTAGCGCTTGAATCTGGGTAATCTTCTTTGTAATCAAAAATTAGCCCAGCTATTTCGCTAGCATCAAACCCTAATAACGACAAATCGAAATCGTCATTTTTAAGCGAATCCAACTCAAACTTTAAAATATCTAAGTCCCAATCAGCATTCAAGGCTAGTTTATTGTCGGCAATGACGTAAGCCTTGCGTTGTGCTTCTGTTAAGCCTTCCAGCAGGATAGTAGGCACTAACTTAATGCCAAGCTCTTGTGCCGCTTGAAGCCGCCCATGTCCTGCAATAATGCCGTTGTGCTCATCTATCAAGATTGGATTAGTAAAACCAAACTCAGTCATGCTGCGCTTGATTTGTTCCACCTGCTCTTTGCTATGGGTGCGAGAATTGTTCTCGTATGGAACAAGGTCGCTTGCTGATATGTAATCGATCTTTAGGTCTGCCATTATCCCCTCTCATGGAATGGTTGTTATTTCAATGCGCCTGACTTTATCACTAAATCCGTTTCATCCAACCCTGCCAGATAGCTGTCAAACTTTGCCATTGCTTTGCGACTGTTACCCACCCCATTAAGATCAGGGTAAAGGCTAATCCCACAACCAATGCAGCCCACGACATCAGCAGAAGTATTAGCAACGTGGAACAAGATATGAGTCCGATCAGGAACGTCTTGAACCTGCCATGTGTCTGGCCCAAACCTTGGGGAATTTGTGCGTTTGACTTTGTACTGCCCTGTTGGGATACAAGACTTAAATGGGACGTTGTTGATCCAGGGGCGTTCGATTGTCCAGAGTTCAAGGTCGTCAATTTTTAGCCTTCCTAATGTTCTGTCGCCGAATAATGCAAACCGCGTGATCTCAATCATGTCGTAGAGTCAATAAAGTACCAAAGAATTTTAACACAAACCATGCAAAATAAATCAACTATATATAGCAAAAAAAAGTTTGTCTTTTGCTTGTTTAATCCGTTACAATAAAGACTTAACCAGCAAGGAGATAAAAATGAACAGCGGATTAACTAGCACAGGCTACATCGACAATTATGACCAGCTTGATTGTTCGGTCAAAAAAAAGTTTGATGCCGCTTACGAGGCTTTGGCTCATTTTTGCGAAACATCGTCTTTAATTTCAGATGGGTTTTTCGACAAAGTTGCTGATGACGAATACTTCTTTTGTCATCTTCTTCATCAAGGCCCAACTCGCTTAGACGGGTCAACGGTTATCGGTGAGGCTACAGTTGTGAAGGTACGCCCTGAAATCGGAGGCCGAGAATCAGCATTAGCCGAAGTCGTTAAATTCGCGCTTTTGGAATATTCTTGCGACTTTCGAGGCAACATTACAATCATCGATTTTGTCGCTAGATAATATCAAACGGGGCTTCGGCCCCACAACCAGCAAGGAGATATACCAATGGCAACACGAGCAACTTATCAATTCATCAGCGAATGGTCAGGCACTCATACGGCTTACATTCACCACGACGGCTACCCTGAAGGTGCTGCTCAATACTTGTTCAAAGAAATTGACGGTGGCGATGTTATGATTTTTAACATTAACGCTTTCATCCGACACAACCGCAAAGCTGAAATGACAGCGTCTCATGAGATTCACGGTGATACCGAATACCGTTACACAATCTGCGAATCTCGTTTAACCGCTCAAAAGCGCGTTAATTTCACCGACAAATTTGATACTTTTTGGGATGGCAGCGTTGCTGATTTTGTCCAAGAATATCGTTTATCAAGGAGCGCGTAATGACGAAACTTGAATTGTCTGATAACTTCGAGGCTCTGGTGCTTGCACTGGAGCTTGCCATCACCGCCCCTGACGAGTCAATGTCAAAAAAATGCTCCGACATGGCCGACCAA